GTCGAGCATCGGGAATGGGGCTCGGGCCAGTCGCGAAGAAACACGCTGATGGACGGCACGCCGGTGCCGGTGTTGACGGCCGATCGGGTCAACGACGCTGATGGGGTTAGCGCGGTGCGCGGTTTGCTCGGCGTGGCCTGGTTTGACGAGCAAAAGTGCCGGCGCGGGCTGGCTCGACTCCGCGGCTACAAGAAGAGCAAATTTGGCACGCCGGTGCATGACGATTCGAGCCATGGCGCGGACGCGATGAAGACGGTGGCGACGGGTCTCCCTCTGGTCACCGCGCTGTCGTCGAGCCTCTCGCTCGGCGGCCGGCTGCGGCGCCGCATTCGGGGGCTTGTCTAAGTCCCCGCATGTCTGCTAGCGTGCGGCTTCGATGAGCGCAAAAGGCATCACCGTCAATCGAATCACCTTCAACGCCAGCGCTGAGCAAACCGAGTGGCTGAACGCGCTCGCGGCTCAGCGCGGCATTGCGGTCAGCGATATTTTGCGGCGGTTGATCGACGAGACGCGGGGGGCGTACCTCACGCCGGCCGAAGCGCGTCGATCGCAACGTGTTGAGGGCGTCACAACGGTCAGTTAATCAAACCCAATTGGAGGAACCGCATGGCTCAGGGGTATTACGCCTACATCACGCTTCTCGACGATCCGGATGCTCATCCCGATCATGGTTTGCCTGGCGGCATTGGCGGCGGGCGCCCCGGTCATCTCCCCTCTCGTCCCGGTCGTCCTGGCGGGGGGCGTCCCATCGATCCTGGCTTTGGCAATCGCCCGCCGCGCCCGCCGCATGTGTGGCCGCGCCCGCCTGGCGGCGGCCTTCCGGTCGATCCCGACTGGGGCGTTCCGGAGGGCGGACATTTGCATCCCGACCACGGATTGCCGATTCATCCGATCGATCCGGAGCATCCGGACAATACGCTGCCGGAAATTCCTGGCATTGAGCCGCCTCCGGTCGATCCGCCGCCTGGCACGGTGTGGCCGCCGCTGCCGCCCGATGTTCCCCCGGGCCGCGCGCTCGCCCTGGTGGCGATCGAGGGCGTCGGTTATCGCTACGTGGTGATCGAGATTGGCGAGCGGCCGGTCGATCCGGATTACGGCGTCGAGGGACCCGACGACGGCGGCGAACAGCCGAGCCCGCAGCCGCCTCGGCCTGGCGTTCCGCCTCGCCCGGGTCAAGGTTTGCCGGGTCAGCGTCCGCCGGTCGCCGGTCAGCCGCTGCCGCCGCAGCGTCCCGGTCAGCCGCCGCAGCCTGGCCAAGGCTTGCCGCAACCGCCGACGGCCCAGCCCAAGCCGGTTGGACGGCGTTAGACTCCAACTCGGAGGGCTCCGGTGCGGAGCCCTCTTCAACCTAGGGGAAAATTGATGAACAAGCTTCTGTTTTCGGCCGCCTTGCTCGCCGCGATCGGCTCAGGCTCAGCGCAGGCGAGGCTGCAGCTTTCGGTCACTAACGGCATACAGACGTTCTCCTGCGCCGACGGGCAGCTGGGCTGCGATCTGTCGGGCGGGGCAAACAACCTTCTCACGGTGGACACCACGCTGGGCGGTTTCTTCGTCCAGCTGACCTTGGCGCAGTCGACCTTTGGCGCGCACAACGTCCTTCAGCTGTCCTCGGCGAACATCGAGAACAACGGCGGCGTGCCGGGAACGCTGACCTTCATCGCCTCGGACACGAATTTCGTTCCGCCGGTTGGCGATATTTTGGAGAGCGCCTCGCTGACCTTCAATTCGAACGTCGGCGCCGGCGCGTCAAGCGTGAGTTTCTTCGCCGATCCGCTGAATGGTCAGGGGGCGAATCCGCTGAACACGCCAGGGACGTTGCTGGACAGCTTCAGCGGCACGCCGACGAGCGATCCGGATTCGTTTTCCGGCACGCATCTGTCAGGGTTCGCCTCAGGCACGCCATTCTCAATGTCGGAGAGCGCGCACCTCAACCTGATTGCGGGCGGCTCGATTACTGGCTTCGACCAATCGATGACCTCCAGCGCGATCCCGGAGCCTTCGACTTGGGTGATGATGGGGCTCGGCTTCGCCGCGCTTGGCCTCGCCGCCTGGCGGCGTCGACCGAGCGGGCGTCTCGCGTTCTAGCGGTACATCTCCCCTAGGACCGCTGGAACTGGGATCGAGCGCAGAGTTGCCGCTAGCCGACGCGCTCGATCCCGCCTAGGGACCGATGTTAGGTTCGAAATATCTCACGGGCGAGACGCACGCCCAGGTCATCACCCATCCTGGCCAGGCGCATTTCGCTATTCCGGGCGCGAAGCGGATCTGTGGGGATTGCTGGTTTTGGTCACCGCGGCGGCGGAGCGACAAGCTGGGGATTTGCAACAAGGCCGCCTTGATGACCCGCGGCCGTTTGCCGCCTAAGATTCCGCGCTATGCCACGATCTGCCAGTATTTCACGGAAGACGCGCCCGAGATTTGACCGCGCGCATAGGATCGGCATAAATCGCCCAGCCTAGGGGATGGCTGGGATGCATGTTTCTCGATCGCCATCTCGACAAGTGGACGCCTGAACCGAACACCGGATGCTGGATCTGGACCGGCTCCATCAAAGGAGCGCGGGATCCTCGACCTGAGTTGAGAATGGGCAGCAGAACCGCAACAAAGTTAGTTGCGCGGCTGATTTGCGAGGAGGCTTTCGGTCCTCCGCCGACATTGAGACATCAGGCAGCGCATGCTCCACAGGGTTGTATCGGTGGTCTTTGCGTCGCCCCTCATCATTTGCGCTGGGCGACACAAACTGAAAATCAGCAAGACATTCCCGCGAAAAAGCGATCGGATCGAATAAGGAAAGGCTGGGTTTTTAGGAACGGTTTTCTTTACGATCTTCCAAGATACGTGACATATAACAAGCATAAACAACAATATATGGTTAGATGTCATAAGAAATTTGTTGGTTATTACGATACGATTGATGAAGCTATTATTGCTCGCAATAAGTATATGCAGGGGGCGATATAGTGGAAAGGATCTTCGCTAGCTTCAAAGACTCATCAGGATCTAACACATCAAGCATCGATCCAAACGATCCAGAATCGTATGATCAGTTTGTTCATGCGATGATTACAGATGCTAGGGATTATGAAGGATCTGTACTTGCGGCAAATCGGGATTACGCTCAAAAATACTACTATGGACTTCTCCCTACGCTTTATCCGGACGATAATCCTTGGTCCGACACCACTATAGTGCAGGATCCAAGCGCCACTTATGATCAGTACAATACTGATCAGGAAGACGCCGCCAATCGGTCCTCGTTTGTTTCGACCGACGTTCGTGATTCGGTCATGCTGATGCTGCCAAGCTTAATCAGGCTATTCGGCGCATCGGAGAGCCCGGTTGAGCTTGTTCCAAGAACAGCGGCCGAAAGCGACATGGCGTCACAGGCAACGCAATACGTTAATTATACCTTTTGGAATGATAATCCTGGATTTCTCATTTTATACGGTGCTTTTAAAGACGCGATGACCGTAAAAACCGGTTTCGTCAAGTGGTGGACGGACGATCACAAGGAAATCCGCCGCAAAACCTTTATGAATATTACCGCGCAACAAATCCAACAGATCTTACTAGAAGATCAGACGGCGAAAGTGGTTGCGATTGGCAATCCGACGCCGCAGCCGTCGCCGCCCCCAATGCCCATGGGAGCCCCGCCAGGGCCCGCAGGACCGCCCGGAGGTCCGATGGGGCCTCCCCCGCCTCAGACGCCGCCAGGGCCGCCTGCGGGGCCTCCAGGGCTGCCTGGGGGGCCGCCAGGGGCGCCTCCCAGCCCTGGCGGCCTCCCTCCCGGCCTGGCCAACGCGATGTCGCCGCCGGCGTTCGACCATGTCGAGATCGAATTCCAGGTTGCCAAGCCGCTGATTCGCGTCGCCGGCGTGCCGCCCGAGGAAATGAGATTGGATCGCTATGCGCGAACGTTCAAGGAAAGCCGGATCATCGGCCATGAGCGCATCGTGCCGATCGATGAGCTCACTGCGATGGGCTATGCGCGCGAGGATCTTCTCGACTTCGTCCAGTCGCAGTCGATCGCGGAATTCACCTCCGAGCCGATGCTGCGCAATCCCGGCCGGAACATGTCGACGCGCGTCGGTGACGGGGTCAAATACGGAACCTGGTATATCAAGGCCGACGCCAACGGCGATGGCACGCCGGAGCTCCGCTACATCGTCACGATGGGCGAGAATGCTCAGATCATCTCTGACGAGCCGGCTAATCGCATCAAGTTTGCCTTGTTCTCGGTCGATCCGATTAGCCACACGATCGTTGGCGATTCGATTGCGGATTTAACCCAAGACATTCAGAGGATTAAGACGAATCTAGCGCGGGCTGTGCTTGACTCGGCGGCCGAGGCGATCAACCCGAAAACGGTGATCAACGAGCTCACCACGAATGTCGACGACGCCTTGAATGACGACTTAGGCGCGGTCATCCGGACGCGCGGGGATCCCAACTCAGCCGTCATGTTCACCTCGACGCCGTTTCTCGGCCAGGCGGCGATGCCAATCATCGAGTATCTGAACGACGTGCTCCAGCGGCGTACGGGGTTGAGCGATGCGGCAAAAGGCCTCGACCCGAAAGCTCTGCAATCCTCGACGATGATCGGCGTCGAGGCGATCATAAACGGGGCGCAAGAGCGCACGGAGCTTGTCGCGCGCGTGCTCGCTGAGACGGGTTTCAAGGATCTCTTCAGCGGCCTGTTCAATGAGATTGTGGAGAACCCCAGCCAGGCCAGGACTCTCAAGATCAACGGCAACTGGGTAGATTATGACACGTCGACCTTCGACGCTTCCATGGGAGTCGAGGTCAATCCAACCCTCGGCAAAGGTAGCGACACCGTACGGTTGATGACACTTCAACAGATCAAGACGGATCAACAGACGTTGGTAGCGCAAATGGGCCTCAACAACCCGATTTGTGGCATACAGGAAATGATTAATACACAAACAGATATGCTCAGCATAGCGAATATTAAGAACGTGTCGCGTTATTTCAAGATGCCGAATCCGCAGCAAATGCAAGCGCTTCTGAGCGCGCCGAAAGAACCGGATCCGATGACGTTGGCGGCCCAAGCGCAGTATCAAAAGGTCAAGGCGGACGCTGCGGAAGCCTTGGGCGATCAGAATCTAAAGAAGGCTCAACAAGCTCAGGATAACGCGCTGGCGATGGCCCAGCTACGAGAGAAGACACTGAACGACCAAGCGAACATTAGTCTCAAAGCGGCGCAGCTTCACGCCTCGCATACTGAGGCGCTCGGCAAGATGGCGGCCGATCTATTCAAAACCGCGCATGACGGCGCGATCGATGTGCATCAGACGCATGTCCAATCTGCGACGGACCAGGCGGTCGCGGACACCCAGGCTGAAGCGGCTGCACAACAACCGCAGGGAGGCGGCGCGTGACCGGCTTGCC